GGGCCGGTGTGGTTCGGACTCAGAACGGGAGATCATCCGGCGGCGCCGTGGTGGGCGGCAACCGGAACCGCGTTACCGGCGCCGTGATGGCGCGTCTGAATTGCGCCAGCGCCGCCGCGTGGGCCCGGCTGGCCCGAACTGCCATCCCGTGATCCCCTTCCGCCATTGCCTGGCCTGCCAGCAGATCCAACCGGTGGAGCGTGAGCATTGCGGCGGTGTCCAACGCGTGGGGCGTCGCCTCGTCGACAAGCTCAAACGATGCGGCCGCAACGTACCGGCGGGCCTGCCTAAGGCTGACACCGTACCGGCTGGCCAGCGTTTGAACCGCAAATGCGGAACCCACACCGGCCGCCAGCAGTTCGAGAGCGTCCGCTTCTCGTTTCACCCGTTCCGCATCTGTGGCGCGATTCCGTTTCATAGGTTCGCGATCACGGTTTCAACTTTGCGGCGGCCATTCCCGTGTGCTCTGAAAACCACGGCAATATTTGACGGCCGCGCCTGGCAGAGCTGGCAGCGTTGGCACGTCATGCCGTCAAACCGCTGGGCCGGACAAACCACGGCGCGATTCCCGCCGGCGGTTTGCCACGCGGTGCGGGGATCATCCGCTGGCACGATGAACACGGCGCGCAATCCATCCGCCATGGCCGCGTCCGCTTCTGCTTCCGTATGGCACGAGGCGTTAACGGTAAAACCGTTAGCAGTGGCGGCCCGGAACGCTTCCACCGTCCGCGGTGTCCGTTTGTGGTGAGAGTAAGTGAAACCACGGCGGCCGCGGTTCGCGTCGACCAGCGCCATTAGCGCCGTCCGGCCGGTGATCGTACCGGGCTTCCACAAGTCGCCAACCTGATTGTGTCGCCAGAGTTGACCGACCGGAAGCTTACGGATCAGCCCCAGAAAGTCGCCATACGGCACACCGCGGGATCCGTCCGTCACGGCCGCCCAGTGGATCGCAATGGGCCCGCCATCCCCGTAGCACCCCTTACGCTTTAAAGGGCAAGAATCCGGACAAGTCTCGCGGCTTGACGTGCTGACGGGGATGGGGCCGGTTTTGGCGTTAGAGCTGACAGGCGTTAGGTGGAAGCGCAAGCGGCCGGCGGTTTGTGATTTTGTTTGTGCCATGGTTTGGTTTGTGATGGTTCGGTTTGGCTCAGATCACGCCTAGCAAGCGTGGCCACGCGTCTGGATGGTCCGGCTCCACAGAATCCCCGCACGGTGTCTCGGCCACAGAATCCAGCGCCCACGCTTCAACGTCTGCCAGGCATGGCACGGAATACCATCCCGCAAGCGTGATGGCGTCCGCATCGCAGTAGTTGCCGCCGCGTGGCAGCCACCAGAACTCGAGTTCACCGGTTTTGCCGTTGCGCCGTACGGCGCCGGCGCCGGTGGTTTGGCGGGTGATCTCTGCGGGATACTGCGCGGCCGCCTCATCATCGGCGGCCGGCTCGTATCCCATAGCCCGCCAGACTGCTGCGCGCTCCGATTCCGGGAGATCACGCGGCCCCCAAACCGGAACGATCCCCACGCGTTGGAGATCATCGCGCCACGCTTGCAAGAATCGCCACGCGGACGGTTTGGCCGGATCGATTAACGCGGCCGCAGAATCCCACGCCTTGGCAAGGGCAACCGCGTCGTTCTTGGCAACGGTGAGGGATGACACGATCGCCAGGCCGGACGGGCTATGGGTCAGAGTCCAGCACCGCGGCGCCGTTGATGGTGCGCCGTTCTTTATCGGCCGGTGAACCGCTAGGCAATCTCCGGCCCAAACCACGGGAACGGTTCGGGCAGAATCGCGGCACTGGATTGTGATGGTTTTGTTTGTCATGACAGCAAAGGGGATGGGGGATCAGTAAACGGTGAGACAGCCATAGGCAAAGGTTGTCGTGCCGTCCAACGACAGCGCAGTGGGATCAATGCGCCACGCGGTGCCCATAACTTCGTTGAAACGCGCCACTACGGCGGCGGCGGCCGCGTCTGGGCCGTCAGCGTATGGAACGGAAGCCCGGTACCGGTTCTCTGCACCGATACCACGGGTCAGCGTGGCAATCCAGCGGCTTCCTTTGGTATCGGTAGCACCGGCATATTTCACCAGCAGACCGGGCAAGTACTGGGAGGGGGAATGGCTCATGGTTTCTAGGTTGCGGTGTGGTGGTTTGTTGTTATGGTTTGTTTGGGGGATAGTGCCATATTCTCCAGTACTGGAGCGGATGACACTATCGGCCGCCGGCGCTGGAGCGTATGGAACGGGGCCGCGGTACGGCCGCACAAGCTGCCAAGCCATCAGCGGCACTGGGTCGGGATTGGCTGGAGCGCAGCGGCCCGGCCGGTGGTTCGGCCCACGTCAAACGACAGCGCCGCGGCAGCGATCACTAGGGCAGACACCGCTAGGGCACTGGAGCGCGCAGAGATCAGTTCGGGCATGGTTCGGGATGGAGCGGAGCCCACCAGTTGGGGTCGTTCCGCTCTCAAATCTCACTGTAGTGCATTTGGCGCAAATCGGCAACCTAGCCTCAGGCAACCTAGGGTCAACACGTAGGCAGCACTGGAGCGGATGGCAGGAGAGCGGTCAAAACCGGCAAAGTCTCCAGATCGTGCGGGCCAGAGTGCCGTTGACATCGTGCGTCAAATTGACGATGTCCGGGACATGCTGACCATGGGACGGCAACGTCACCAGATCTGCCAGGCCATGGCCACACGTTATGGGCTGCCCACCCGAACGATCGATCGGCGCATTGCGCAGGCTAGGCAGCAAATGGTGCAGGAACTGGAGCGGACGGACAGGAAGGAACTGGCCGCCACTTTGATAAATGCTGCCTACGAAATACTGGCGGAAGCACGGGAGACAAAACAACTCAGTAACGGCCTTGGCGCGTTGTCGTTTATCTCACGGGTGACCCAACTGGCCGACTAATCGGCAGCACTGGAGCGCAGCAGATAGGCAGGCAGGCTGATCAGCAGCGGAGCGGATCAGCTGCGCTGCGCTCCCTCACCTAACGGCACCCCCGCCACCCCCCACGCTCACCCTGGCCAGCGTCTCTGCCTATTGGACAGGTACGCAACGGCAAACCCCAGTGCTAGCAAGGGGTTTCGTTTGTCCAGTCTGTCCAGCTGGGGCCCCCACCACGGATCCCCCCAGCACCTCCCCCCAGCCAAGCGATCGGCGGGAGAGCGGTGATACCCGCTGCTCTCTGAACAACCCAAAAATCACACTACAATCACACAGTAATACTCAGGTAACCCCCTCCCCCCATCCCCACTCCCCCACCCTCAGTAGACTGCTAGGCAACACGCAAGTACCGCCACATGTCCCTGCTGGCACGAATCCCCGCAGGCGGCTGCCTCACCCCTCCCACTGGAACGGGCACAAACTGCACCGAGTCCTACGACTCGCTCCGCGACAGGATCCTTAAGTCACTGCTGCCATCGCAGCGCGACTTCTGCACCGACACAGACACCAAAATCCTGGGATTCTGCGCGGGCTTCGGCGCCGGTAAGACCCGCGCCCTCGCCGCAAAAGCCGTTCTCCTGGCAATGGATAACCCTGGAACGGTAATGGCCGTCTTCGAACCAACGAACATCATGATTCGTGACGTCTGGATGCGCGCCTTTGACGATTTCCTAGAAGAATTCGATATACCCCACAACTTCCGCGTTTCGCCACAGCCAGAGTACATAATTCACACCCCCTCAGGCACAACAACTCTTCTCTGTCGAGCGACCGAAACCTTCAACCGCATCCGCGGCCAAACACTATCCGCCGTTCTGGCCGACGAAATCGATACCTCCCCCCACGACGTCGCCCAAAAAGCCTCCGAAATGATGCTCGCCCGCCTCCGCGGTGGAACGAAACCCCAACTCGCCGTCGCCAGCACCCCCGAAGGCTTCCGCTGGATGTACTCCACCTTCATCGAAAACCCCGCGCCCGACCGCCGCCTCATCAAAGCCAAAACCACCGACAACCCCCACCTCCCCCTAGGCTTCGTCGAATCCCTCTACTCGAACTACCCACCCCAACTCATCGCCTCGTACATCAACGGCGAATTCACCAACCTCGCCAACACCACCGTCTACCCCTACTTCCAACGCGACCTCCACTGGTGCGACACCACACCAGACGAAGACGACCGCCTCTTCATCGGCATCGACTTCAACGTCGGCGCCTGCTTCCTCGAAGTCCTCGTCCGCCGCGGCCCCGAATTCCACTTCATCGCCGAACACACCGCCAAAGACACCCCCGCCCTCGTCCGCCTCATCCAATCCACCTACCCTGCCCAGCTGGAACGCGACAACATCGTCGTCATCCCCGACGCCGCCTCCCGCCACCGCTCCACCGCCAACGCCGCCGAATCCGACCTCGCCCTCCTCAAGCGCGGCGGCTTCTCGGTCAAAAACCAACTCTCCAACCCCGCCATCGAAGACCGCGTCAACGCCATCAACGTCCTCCTCCTCGCCAACCGCCTCCGCGTCTCCAACAAGTGCAAATACCTAATCCGCTCGCTCGAAACCCAGGCTTATGACTCGGGCGGCAAACCAGAAAAAGGCCGCGGCGGCATTGATGACAAATCCGGCCCGGTAGACGCCGCCGGCTACGCCATCCACGCCCTCGCCGGCCTCCGCCGCTACGCCACCGGCGGCTCCAACTACACTGTCTACTAGCGGCCCCCGCCCCATGCCCCTCAAGCGCGGCACCAGTGCCAAAACAGTCTCGTCGAACGTCCGCAAACTAATGGACGAGGGCTACAGCCAAAAGCAAGCAGTGGCGATAGCCTTATCTAAGAGCGGCAAAAAGAAACCCACCCGCGGTAAAAAGTAATGGCTAAACCCGGCCTCTACGCCAATATCCACGCCAAGCGCAAGCGCATCGCCGCTGGCTCGGGCGAAAAAATGCGCCGCCCCGGCTCCGAAGGCGCCCCCACCGACGCGGCCTTCAAACGCTCCGCAAAAACAGCAAAGCGAGCTAAAGCTCGCAAGAAGAAATAAACCAGCTACCGGCAAACTAGGATAACAGAGTATTCCACTGGCTCGTGAGCGACAACAGTAGCTACCCGATCGCTGCGGCCACCCCCAACCGCCCCGCCTACACCCTCCCCCTCCCTCCCGGTGTCAACGACACCGACCCCTCCAAGCGCACCCAACTCGTCCAGTCCATGGAACCCGCCTGGGACCCCGTGGACGTCTGCGTCGGCGGCACCGCCGAACTCCGCACCCGCTCGCGCGATTTCATCCCCCAGGAACCCCGCGAAGACGACGCCGCCTACAACCGCCGCATCTTCCACGCCACGCTACCGCCGTTTTTGACACGACTTGCCTCCCAAGCGGCAGGCGTCATCCTCCGCAAAGGCATCGACATCCAAGGCGACGACTACTGGCTCAACTGGTCCCAAGACGTCACCGGCGACGGCACCACCCTCAACGAATACGCCCGCCGCCAACTCATCACCGCCATCCTCTACGGCCACAGCAGCTCGATCGTCGATTTCTCGGCGTCTGCGACGCCTCGAAACTTGGCAGAGGAGCGTGCGTTAGCACGCAAGCCCTACCTCGTCCCCATCCACCCCCGCCAAATCCTCGGCTGGCGCACGTCCAACGACAGCTGGTCGAGCGAACTCTCCCAAGTCCGCATCCGCGAAACAGTTGTACTTGCCGCAGGCAAGTACGGCGAAGAACTTACCGACCAAATCCGCGTCCTGGAGCCCGGCCGCTACGAACTCTGGCGCCCCAACACCCCCCGCACCAACCTCCCCACCGGCGTCCAACTCCCCGGCCCCACCGCCTGGGAAATCTACGAAGAAGGCACCACCACCCTCGATCGCATCCCCCTCGTCACCGTCTACAGCAGCCGCCTCGGCAACCTGTTGAGCAAACCTCCACTTCTGGAGGTTGCTCAACTCAACATCGCTTACGCCCAGCGCTTCTGCGACTTCCACCACTCCATCCACGTCGGCGCCTCCCCCATCCTCGTCCTCCGCGGCTTCGACCCCGACTCCGACAGTCCTATCGGACTTTCCGTAAATAGTGCTCTTCTATTGCCGCCGGACGGTGGCGCGGAATACGTCGAACCCACCAGCGACGCCTTTGACGCCCAACTCAAGTGCCTCGCCGCCCTTGAAGACCAAATCTCCCGCCTCGGCATCAACACGCTCACCCAACAAAACGTCACCAACGCCGCCGCCGAATCCAAGCGCATGGATCGCATCGACAGCGACTCCATCATGGCCGTCATCGCCGGCGACCTAGAGCGCTCGATCGCCGAAATCTTCGACATCGCCGCCTCGTACGTCGGCATCGAACCCCCCACCATCTCCATCCCCCGCGACTACGAAAACCGCCTCCTCGACGGCAACCAAATCACGGCCTACCTGCAACTCTTCATGCAGAACGCCATCTCCCAAAAAACCCTCCTTACCATCCTCCAACAAGGCGAAGTCCTTCCCACCACCCTCGACCTCGACGCCGAAGTCTCCGCCACCGCCGAAATGCTCGAAGAACAAATGGCCATGTCCCGCCTCGGCGCCGCGGCTGGTCCGGACCTCGCCTTCCAAAACGCCGGCCAAGGCCAAGACCTAGACAGTCAAACCCTGCCCACCCCGCTCCGCACCGGCCGCGATGAGTGACGCAATGCCAGACCTCATCCCCTTGGACGCAAGCTGCGCCTACTGCTACTACTTCTACGACCAGTCGGACGACGACGATGCCATCGTTCGCGGCCAATGCCGCCGCCACGCCCCCACCATCAACGGCTGGCCCATCGTGACCGAACGCGCCTGGTGCGGAGACTGGGCCACCGACTACCGCCCCATGCTCCGCAAACCCCATGACTAACATCTTCGCCGCCATCACCACCGAAACCCGCTGCCGCACCTGCCGCTGGTGGTTCCCCACCTCGGACCTAAACCGCATCGGCGAAGACCCTATGCCTGGAACGTGCCACCGCTACGCCCCGGACCACTCCGGCTGGCCCGAAACTTCCCGCTT